ATGACAAACTTTAGAATGAGAACCGAGCAAGAAATGATGATGGAATTAGCCCTTGTTGCCGTGAAAGAACACGACGGTTTTATTGCGGACGGTTCGCAATATTCACTGCCTAACGGACGGGGGCAAACCTTTGTGTATAACACAGCGTTTTTAGATGTGCGTTTTGTGGAAGACGGACGCAAAGATTGCGTGGTGAGATTTACGTCCACGCTCGCCCTTTTCGCCCCACCGTTTTATTGTTTGCTTTCCGAATTAGAAGACTAAAACAAAGGCTTCGTGATCACGCGAAGCCTTTTTCATAGCTAAAATTTATAGACTAAATTGTCCTCGTACGCCACTTGGTAGTTCAGCTTGGCATTGACCGTAATCCGTTTGGCGTTTTCAAACGCCTGCCAATTATCCACCTTATCTTCCAGCATATAATTCACAAAGCGAATAAACTCCGACTTCGTCGAGCTAAAGAACACATACGGTGGTCGCGTAATATTGACCAGTCGCAAGAAATCAATCAAATCAAAATAGGTGGCTTGTTTGTAGCTTTCCTGCTTGGTGCAAAGGTAAGGCGGATCTAATACAAACAACGCTTTCGGATCATTGCTAAACTTAGGCAAAAGCGTGTGGAATGATTCTTTCACAATCTCTACGCCGTCCAAATAGCCATCAGCCTTTGGATAATCAGACTGACGAATACAATGCCAGAAATTATGTTGGAATAAGTCATCAAGCGTTGCCACTTGTTGCCCACTGAACAATAACCAACTCGCTAAGCAATTTAGATCTTTATATCCTTTGAAGTTTTGAATAATTCTGATGCATTCTGCTTTACAATCCTTCGTCATACGTTTATTTTTTGACGTAGCGTTACCAACTACAGAGTAAAGCTCGGCTCGCAACCGGTTAATATCATCAATGTGTGCCAATCGCTCCGCATAGCCATCAAAATCATTGTAAATGACGCGGGCTTTCGGTTTTAACCGTTTGGCGGTGTGGCTTAATAAACCGCTTCCGCCAAATGTATCAATAATTATCCAGCCTTCGCCATCACCTTTAATATTCTCATTTAAAACTGTTTCAAAATGTTTAAGAAACATTCGTTTTTGTCCTATAAACGGCAACGGAGCTTGTTTAAAAGTATTTTGATTTGCCATAGTTTTTCCTTTCTATTCTATGGCGTTCCGATGCTCAAGGCATTCTGACACTCAAATCAAATTAACGTGTAGTATTAACGGTTTTGCAACGAGGGCATTTGATTTCTAAATAACCAACTATCCCCACTTTTGCCAATAATTTGTTACAAAATGTGCAACGGATTGCTTTAATTGACTGCATATATTTCTCCTAATCAAAAGATTTGTTACAATCCGCCCGCCTTGCGCAAGGTAGGCGGCGTATGGCTATATGCAGGCTCGTTCTGCGTAGCTGGTAACAACGAGCATTCCCAGTGCCGTTGTTATCGCCGTCTTTTCTTTATTGAATTAAACTTTGTGCAGGGTAAACGCTCCTTTTAACTTTTCTCTTTATTAAATATAGCCGCTAGTTGATTTGGGCTAAATCACCAACCTCTCTCGCTACCGCAAATCGCATTAAAGCACCACTCACTGCAAAAATATTTTGAGCGTTTTTGTTTGATTCCAAGTACGATTCCTAGCGACCCCACCAGTCATATTTCTTGCCTGAAGTGCGGTCAAAATAGGCTTTGATTTGTTCTTCAGTCACACCGTCAAGTGGGATTAAATCCCATTTGGTGTTATCGGACACATCAATCTGTTTGCAACGTACGCCGCCATCTTGTACTGATGAGGAGTAGCAGTCATATACTGTCGCATGCTCATAATGATGCCCATTGCCAAACTCAATACGCTCAATGGCAATCTCGCAGTGCGAGTATTTGCCCTTTGTGCAAAATCGAGTAATGCGGTCGGCTATCGCTTTGACTGGCTCTTTGCCCCAGTCTCGTTTGTGTTTGTACATCGCCAAATAGACCTTAGCCATTTTGATATTCCTCCATCAAGTTATCCATCTGCTTGATAATGTCATCATGGATTGATTGCAGTTGCTCAAGCGTGAGATTAGGGGCTTTAAGTTCATATTTGCGCATACGTTGATTAGCTAATTCAACCTGCAGTTTTTCGAGTCCTGCCGCTTGTGTCAAAATCAGGTTTGTGGCGGTCTTGTTATCCAGTCTTGCTCGTTGCGCAAAGTCTGAGATATATCGACTGCACTCGCCCTCATAATTTGCTGCTTTAAAGGCTTCTGCAGCAGCTTGGCGTTCACGGTACTCAGATTCAAACCTCGTCCAAGTGCTGTAAATTTTTGCCGCGTGCTTATCGATGTTGGCAACAAGGCGAGTTTGGGTTTCGGCTAAAAGTGCGGTCTGTTTTTCGGCTGAAATTTCCCATGTGAGGGTGTCAAGGTTTAACTGGTGTGCTGCGCTAGGTTGCGGATCAATTAATATAGGATTGCCCGTTTTATCTGCGATGATTTGCTTGCCTTGCGTTTGCCCATTTAACAAGGTGCTATATAAATCATTGGTAATTTGTACTGCATGAGCTGGAATATTATGAATATCGTCACTCAGAAAACACTTGTTTGCACTATCATAGTAATACATATTTAGACTCCTATTGCACGCCAGTAAATAACAATATCTCGATCTGATTGTTGCCTTACCGTCACGCCAGTTTGATCTAACGACGCTAAAACTGGGTCTTGAGTAACTCGTTTATCCGTCATCACTCCGTAAGACATCACAACATTAAAACAAGATGATGGAAACCTAATCGGGAAGGTAATATAAGTATCAGTTGTACGACCATATCCTCTGTTAAGTACAGCGAGCCCCCATTGTAAAATCATCCCATTTGGCAATTTACACCACCCCGTTTCGGCTAGATTTTGAGTAATAGATTGTGTAACTATCTCTCTTACTGACTGATTAAAATCCGTAATCTGACTAACCGTGTGCGTATGATTACGTTCTGCTTTATCTTGTAATCCTTGTGCTAATCGCCCTGCATCAAGCGCACCAGCATTAGTTACCTCGCCGTGGGATTTAATCCAAAAGACCACATCATCAAAACTATTAATGGCTTTGATGCATAATTTGAGGATTAATGATTTAGGGCGCGTTTCGGCACCACCTGTTGCAAATTTTGAATTAATATTAGGGGTTATCCACCAGTTGTCATCATTGTCATCCCGAAGTGCCGTACCTATATCAAGAGAAGTTCTATCCGTGCTATCTCTTGAGTCATAATCAAACGTCTTATCATTGTAAAAACGAGGATCTGATGCCGTATTAATCTCAATGTGTTTATGGACGTGTCGCTTAAATTCATCCTCTTGCGTTTGCCCCACAGACAAGCCATTACCCGCATTACGCAAAAATCTATCTGCTACTTTAGGCACGCGTTCAATGGAGCCATATTTACCAACTAAGTGACGATATAACTCGGGGTAACGTTGCTCGGTAACTTGGGTGGCAATCTCGTCAAAGGCAATCCAGCCTGCAGGGATATTATCCACGGCAAAATAAGCCGTCATCCCCACATCACTACGAGTTAAATCAGGAAGTTGGTTGCTGTCGCCCAAAGTGCGGTATAAATCGGGGAAGGTTTGTTGTCTGAATGTTGAACCATCAGCACGTAAAAAACCAACGGGATTAGTTACCGCACGGGGAAATGACACTACGGCACCAATAGGCACGCCGTCGCCGCCTGCATCTTTCCATTCTGACCAATTTGAGCCATTAAAAAAGCGTGTTTTGATTTTGTTGTCATTCGCCTTACGTGCAATTTGACGCACCGCATCTGTTGCTCCACCGCTAACTACTTCAATATGCCATTCCCCATTTTCAGGAAGATTTTGACCGCTTGCTAAGTAATAATTGCCATCGGTTTTATAGCCATTAGCATCGCCCTGCCCTTGTTCTACTTTAAAATTCCCAATACCATAGCCTGCAAGTGTATCAGGCTTGTCTTCAATATCCGTATTAAATTGCGGTTTTGCCCCCTCGTGGTAGATTTTATTACGTTTGTAGGTAAAATCGCCGTTAGCGTGCATACGAAGTGTGCCAATCTCTCGGTTGCTTGATTTATATTCGAACCAGCAATCGCCATTGTTTGCCCCGATATTTAAATGGTCTCCGTATGAAGCATAATGTGGGTTGTCTGAAATACGGATATTCCTTTTTGCCACAATACGATTTTCAAAGGTTTTCTCGCCATTAATGCTTTCGTTACCATTTAAACCAACCTTTCCATCTGCGGTAGTTTTGGCTTCTACTGCTTTGTCATAGGCGGTTTTCACGGCTGCACTGGTTGCAACGGTGTCTGCACTATTGCTATTTACTGCAGAGGATTTTTTGCTGTTGTTGATGTAATTTTGCGAGACATTTAACTGCAATTGTGCAGTTTGCTGAGCAAGTTTTTTCCCTGCTTTTGCAGTGAGTGCAAGAGATTCACTTTCAAGCCCCGTGTCGTTGGTGAGTTGGACTATGCCTTGTTGTTGCAAGGTTGCTTTAGCGATTTCGTGAGTGTGACCTTGCTCATCAATAAAATTCACTGTGTCTGCCGTTAGGCTTTTAGGATTGCTATAGCCTTTCGATAACGCCAAAATCGCATCACGCAATGAATTAACATTTTCTTCTGTTGGCTCGATATTGGCTTTTTCCAACACGGCTTTTAATTGATTAAACAACCACTGGTCTTTTTTATCGTTCATCTGTTGAACATAGTTAAAGTCTTGCACTGTTGGCGTATCATCGCCTAAATGCGCCCAGCCTGCTTCATAATTAGTTTGAGAGAAGTCGGTTAAATCGCCATTTTTCGCCCAAGTAATTCTTTTGAATAAATCAATTAGTTTTAACTTCATTTGTTATCCTTATGCGTTATAAATTCTACCGTTACCTTTACACCTGCTGCCGTGGGAATCCACAAAACCGGCTCTTGTTCTACTGCATCTAATCTATTTTTTGCCATTCGTGTAATCGTTATATGCACATCCGCATCCTGTCCTTCTGTGATTGAAACACGCTCTGCTAAAAATATAGCCCTACAGGCTTCGATTACATCATCAAGGGTGCCATGTGAATGATTGGCGATAACTTTCCATTTAATTAATCGTCGATAATGCTCATCGAGCATATAATTAAAATCTCTAGAATTAGTTTGCGTGGCTAAATAACGAATAGGGGCTCGACTAAAGGGTTTTGCCTTTGATTGACCAGAAAAACCGAAATACCAATCGCCATTTACTCTAGCGAAAGGGCGTGGCATACCGACAATATCGCCTACGCCATCAAGTTGTTTTCCTATAGCGGTATCAATATGCCTTTCTGTAAGCATTTGCTTTAAGGTTGCTTGAATTTCGTGATGCGGTAAAAGAAGAAGTGATAAAAATGCGTTTAAGTTAGGCGAGTAATTAAATTGAGAAAGTAATCGCTCTCGCCCTAACTGCTTAAAATCATCATTAAGTGCGGTTAAAATATCTTTCATATTTTCTCCTAACTCATCACAATGATAGACGGATCGAAAATCGCTTCTTCATCAGGTGCGATGGTAATATTCTGTTCTTGATATCTTGGCTCTGGATCGGTAATATTATTCGTTTTACCTATCTGAACGGTAACTTTTCCCACGCCTTGAACCGCAATGCAAGCAGCAATAAGGCGTTGATGAATTACATCTGCTCCCACGCCAAGTGATTTACCATATTTCAAGATATTGTTGAGTGCACTTACAATGTAACCAGCTCTCGCAATTTCATCTTCATCAACAAAGGTTTCAATGGTAACTTTTAACCAAATGTAACATTTAGTCGGACGACTAAATTTAATCAAGTGCGGTTGGTTTTGACTGTCTCGCACGGTAACTTCGGTTTGCCCGTGTGTGCCAATACCCAAAGGCTTAAATTTTAATAATGTCGATGCGATATCCGTATCTAAACCACCTTTGACTACCGCATACAGTGAACGTTTAGGAATACCATTAATCGTCTGATCTGCATCGTTTTCATAAATTCTCAATGAATGAACGCCCGCCACCTTGCTTAAATTGGCATAAAGTGAATCAATTGTACCGGCTCCATTTTGCCAAACACCACGATGATAACGTTGATATAATTCAATATCACTTTCTTCTAAACGACCGGATGCACCTTCAACAACATTGTTCACTTCAACAACGCCATCAATCATATTTACCAGTTCAATCATTTGCCCAATATCGGCTTTATCTTCACTAGGGCTTTCAGTGGAAAGCATACAACGCACGCCTAAGCGAGAAAGCGTAAGATTTTGGCTAACGGAGATAGAAAAGTGCGGTATAGATTGTGCCGAAATCTCAATAATTACATTATCATTACTCACATCGGCATAACTTATCGCTTTTAATTGATTGGCTAAACCTTGAATAATACTCGCACTTGATGAACGCATTGCTGTAAAACGATACGTCACACCATTAACCACGACGGAAAATACATCGCCCGTATTAATGGTATTTGAATTTAGCTCAATCCGTGCATAAGCAGCTTGATTTGAATCAATGCGTGCGTCTTCATCTGAATAATATAAAACCTGTGTTCCTGCATTGCGTACTGCAGTATATCGGGGGATTTCAACGCCAGTATTACCGTAAAAAATCACTGGCACCGTTGAGTGCTCTGCTTGTAAACGAGTGACTCCTGTAAAAGAAACGGCGCGATCTAAATTTGCTCCGGTTGCGCTCATCGGATACATTGCACTATAAACGCTTTCGATAAGCTCCCATAAGGCGGCAAAGCGTTCTGACTCAATGTTTAACATCATTCCCATCACAGTTTCAGGTGACAAATCAATATCTTCCCCAAACATTTTCTTCGCATTTTCATAAAGCTCTTTTAACTGCTCTGGCATACGCTTACGCACAAAGCCACTACGCGTTAATCCATAATTAGCCATTTCGTTTTATACTCACTTTGTCTTTTACCACACCTTCGTTGGTTAGTGCTGAAAATTGCACCGCCAACACCCGATCTTTTAGATGAAATTCAAGAGATAAACGCTCTACCGCTAGAACCCCTTTCACACCCATAATCTTTTTGCGAAAAATGGATTGAATACGTGCGTTATCAGGATTCCTTGTCAAAATTTCATCAAAATAAGGCAGTCCAATTGTTGTATCTAAAAACCACTCTCCTAAAAACGTTAAAAGCACAACCTTAATCTGTTGTGCTTTTTGATTGACGCCATCTACGAGTACTAGTTTACGATCTTTTATCATCAAATCGTGTTGTCCACTCAATTTTAAATCGATCATGATGGTGCCCCTGTTGTACCACCGCTATCGCCTTTGTGCTTGTGACTTTGTAATGACACACCATCTGCCATAACATCGCCAGTTGTCGTTAAAGAACCACTAACGGATACACTGCCACCTTTACCTGCCGTTGAAATACCGCCATTTACGATCACATTGCCGTTAAAGGTGCTGGTTGGCGCAGTCACAATAAAATTATCCGTTGTTACCCTTACATCAGGCGAATTGATCGTAATATTGCCATTTGGTGCGATTTTGATTTTACCGCTACCGTATTTAATACAAAGATTCTCAGCATCGGCATTTGGAGAGCGGCTATTACCGCCCATTACACAAAAAGCATCGGATAAATCAAACATTCGCGGATCATCTGGCGCATCATTGCTTCCACTTAACCAATTTTCTAGAGATCGCTGCGAAAAAATCAGCAAGCAACCGTCTCCCACTTTCACTGGTAATGTCACTTGTGCTACCGCACCGTTAATGTCTGCCATAGGGAACATTACCGGCACGTTTACAATCTGCGGTGCATTTAATACTTCGCCATTGGCTAACCGCTTAGGAATAGAGGGTTGTACCGTTGCTCGCACCGTTTCCGCATCATAACTAACAATTTTTCCAGGTAATGACACATTAATTTCAGAAAGTGCGGTTAAAATATCCGTCATTTTTAATCGTCCTTTTTCTTACGTTTTTTACGATGTTTACTTTGCGTTTTCATCTGCGCTTTAGTCGGTGCGTTTAGATCTACTAAATGTAGTTCGCTTTGCCAATCACTAGAATGACTATCCCCCGAATGCTTGATTTTTTCCACACGGAACCAATTTGTTACCGTCACACTTTCCAGCTTGATTTTGTCACAAGGGTTTACCATAGGCAGTAACAGGCTTTTTACATTCCAACCGTCCCTCGCTTGCCGATCAAAGGCAAATTTCTCATCTTGCTTTTTATTTGGCGTATCCTGCTTCTTACTGCGTGCTGCTTCACGTGTGCGTTCAGGAAAACCGATTAGCCCGCTATCTTTTGCTAACACATAACCCGATCGCTTTGTCACGCCATTGCGGTTTACAATCTGCAGTTCGCCATTTTGGATCGACCACTCAAGCCCCGTTCCTGCAACGACTTTGTCTAATGCTTTACGTGCGGCACCGTAAAAACTAAAACCATTTGCCCAAGTGCGTGATTTCAAATTATCCGCACCAACTACGGTTACGCCCATTTTTGCAGCAATATCATTAGTAATTTGCGTAGAACTCACGCCACCAACATAACCTAATGAAACCGCCGTATCGCGAATTTCTACCAAGCCATCTAAAACATAAAGCTCCGTTACCCAATCTGCGCCTTGATGATAAGAATACGCCGTGGCAATATCCCCCGAGCATAACAAAACATTACCTTCCTGCTCATATCCTGCATACAACACACATCGCATATCTGGCTGCTCAATAGTTTTTCGTGTAGTGGATGCAAGGTTATAGATTTTAATGGTATTTTCGTTCGGCTCGGCTTCACAATCTTTTTCAATATCGAACTCAATACGCATTGGCGACTCAATCACAATAGCATCTTTTTGCCCTTTCTTACCAATCATCAATTTATAACTACGTAAAAAGCGATAACTCATTCATCCACTCCGATATAAATCAACACCGCCTTGCCATTGATAAAATCATCGCGCCCAATCGTTTGTAAATTATAATCACGCACCGCAATTAATTCCCCAAGTGGCAATTCATCACGACGCACTGGTGCAATTAAAGGACGATTCGGCAAAATCACAATGCTTGAGACCAGTTCATCGTTATAAGCATTTTCAATAGTGAGCGACCAAAATCCGATTGTGTCGTTCCAAGAAAAGTGTAAAAAAAAGACTTCATCATCAAGATTTACTTCGGTAATAAAATCGTTTTTATTTGCAAGGTTTATTGTGATCATTGCTTTTTACCACTCCATTCTCCTAACTTCGTGATTTTTTGTGCCTGCGTATTTGTCGGCTTGCCAGTTTGTGCTTTGCCGGTTTTTGCTTTCGTCTGTCCCGCTTTGCCTTTTGCGTTTGGCGCGGCTTTCTCTGGTGGCACCTCTTCCTTGCGTAACGTCACTTTTTGAATTTTTCGAAATTCCGCACTAATATTTAACCGCTCGCCGTCATCACTGTTACGCTCAATCTCAAGGCTTTCAATAGCAAAATCTTCATACACATCAAGACCAGTGACAATCGTCACTAATTCTCGCTTAGCGTGTAATTCTCGCAACGTCTCTTTTGCTGCAATCAATTTATATTTCCCTAAGCCAACATTAAACAATGTTCCTGTGCCAGTAATCACGCCACTAAGGCTTAACCGCTCACTTTCCCGTGTAATGTGATCAGAAATTACCGTACCGTCTTCAATGGGATATTCCGTGATTTGGCTAGAAAGTGATGTGTTTTCGGTTAAAAGTGCGTCCAATTCCAATACGCCAATTGTCGTACGCTTGCCCGAAAGGGCTGAAAATAAAAGGTTTACTATGCTCATAATTTACTTTTAAGCCTAAATAAAAACCCCGAACACTCGCAATGTTCGGGGTTTGTTTTTTAAAGTACGGTTAAAATCAACCGCACTTTTTTACCCAGCATATTCAATCGCCCCCATTCCAAACGATGTAGATGAACCACGGCTTAATTTGTCTGATACCGCATTAGCCACACCGCTAGGATTAGCGGAACCTTGAATATTGAAGTTATTGGTTTGCGTCATATTCTGATTAGGTGCAAAAATAGGACGACCGCCATAGCCTAACCGCTGTGGCGATACGTGACCGCTTACTGGTGTAGTTAAGGCTTCGCCGCTCAGCTTAACTTCTGCTTTCGCCCCGTCAGAAAACAAATCTCTAATCCAGCTCGGAATAAGTGAATTAAACCAGCCCACCACGGTATCGATAGATTTTTGCCACGCATTTTTAAATATCGTCGTCACGCTATTCCATTTTTCGCCAGCATCTTTCTTTACATTATCCCAGCTCTCCGCTGCTTTATTTGTGATGTTATCCCACATCTCGCTTGCACCAGTGATGATACTTTGCCAAATCTCCGCCGCTTTTTTGGAAATGGCTTCCCATGCGGCAATGGCAAAGGCTTTCACTTCATCCCAATACACAACAAGCAAGATAACCAAGCCAATTACCGCACTAATCGCAAGCAAAATTGGGTTACTTGCTACCGCCATAAACATCGCGCGACCGATCGCAAAAATACCTTTTACCACAGTGCCAACGACAGATTTAAATATCACGCCAAATTTGACCGCCCCACGTTTCAAAAGCGAGAATGCGCCACTGCCGACACGGGAAAATAATTTAAAATGTTTTTGCGCCCAGATAAATGGAGATGCAATCCCTTTCGCTACCTTAATAAAAGGTTTGGCTACAAACATTACGGATCTAAATCCACCTTTCAACAATCCGAAAAATGCACGGAATGGGGAAAATAACGCCCATACAGCGGAGAGAATACCGCCCAGCACCATTAGCCCAACAGAATAAAGCGGTAGGAATTTCAAGCTTAATCCATCAATCATATCGCCCGCACTAGACCAAGCACCGGCATAATCCCCATTAATTAATGCGCGAATAACCCGCACCATACCGCTTACCGTATTAATGAGATTTCTCACGGCGGCAATAATATATTCTAAAATATCAGTAGCAAAAGCCTGCCAAGAGTCAAAATTAATCTCAACGCCCGCCATTCGGCTTAAATCTTTTAATAAACCCCGAACATTTATCCAGAGCTTATCCGCCAGTTTACCTAGCACGGCGAATTTATCCGCCCAAACTTCATAGCGTCCGACTAATGCCCCAGTAAAGGATAAATCGCCCTGCGTCCAACCATAAATATCTTCTAACACCAAGGCAACGACACCCGCCGCCGCAGCCATCGCTAAGTAAGGTGCCGCCGCACGTGCACCCATCATTAACAATTGATGCAAACTCTTTTTCGCCGCCGCCAGCGCAAACATCAGCTTCCCACCGATTACCGTACCAGCTAAAAAGCCCACTAAACGAATGTTTTCTGTTACCCATTCAGCAGCATTATAGAAAGCTGCACCGAGTTTAGAGACTTTATTGACAGCTACATCAATTAACTGACCGGCTTTATTTTTCAGAATCGTCATACCGCGTCCAAAGGTTTTCGGCATCTGATCAAATTCTTTTTGGATTTTATCCGCTTGTTTTAGCAGACCTTGAGCGAGTTCTTTTGATGTGAGCTTACCTTCTTTACCTAGATCTTTTAATTGCCCAATCGGCACGCCAAAACTATCAGCAATAGCATTCGCTAAACGTGGGGCTTGTTCAATAATTGAGTTCAGCTCATCGCCACGTAATGCACCCGAGCCTAAGGCTTGACCAAGCTGCATCAAGGCGGCTTGCTGCGCCCCCTGATCACCGCCACCAATCGTCATCGTTTGCCCAATGATTTCCGTTAAATTTAACGTATCATCAAGACTTAACCCCAAATCCCCCGCACTTCGATTCACTTTTGAGAATAAATCTGCACTGGCGAGATAGTCTTGTCCGGAACGTTGCGAAAGATCGAAAATCTGGCTCAATGCATATTTATGTTCTTCAGCGGATTTTGTCGCTAATTTCACACGACTATCCACCGCAGCCCATTCATCGGCAATTTTGATCGCACTACCACCGGCAACCATCGCAAAATAACCACCAACAAGGTTACGTAGAGAAAGCATTTGATTTTTAGCGTCTTTCAGATTATTACCGACCTCTTTCACGCTCACGGCAGCCCCTGAGAATTTAGCGCGTAATCCATCGACTGCATTATTCAGGTTGCTACGAATGCCTTTTGCCGCCTGTTGAGTGTGAACAACATAAGCCTTTAAACCGGAATTATCGACTTTATAACGCAATAACGTTACCAGCTCACGTATAACATTCATCGGTTTTTCTCCATTTGTTTTGCTTCCATCGCATCTACCGCATCCAGTAAGCGATTAATCTTCAAAAGCTCGCCCATATCCGTCAATCCTGCCGTATTAAGCTCTGTTAGTGTAACTTTACCGGCTAAAAAAGGACGCCAAGCGATCATCTCACTTAGCGTCTGTTCGCTGTATTTACCAACGCTTACGCTTTCTTCACAAGCTCTTGCACCGACCCAAGACGGGCAAGAAATTTCGTAAAAAAACTGCTGAAATTAAGTTGTAAGATGAAAATTACCAACTCGATAAGCTCCGACATATCATCAAACACCAAATCAAAATCAGTTTTGCTAAGTTTTTTATCTGTCCCATTGTTGAAATCATCACGCTGCACCGTCACTAGTTCAGGTTTGATTAGCATATCAGCTAGTTTAACTAACTCTTGGCCGCTTAATTGCTGGCTTAAATCTTGTAAACCTTGTGCAAAATTCGCCGCACTTTTCTGTGCTAATTCGGCTAACTGAGCTGACGTTGCATCTTTCGGTTTTTCATCGCTAAATCCGATTACTTTCGCCAGTGACGGTACAAGGGTTTTCTGCAAATCGCCAAAAATGCGTAACTGATCCATTACCGAAAACTTTTGCACAAAAAAAGTGCTTTCGCCAATTTGAATTTCACTGCGTGCCATCAGTCATTTCCCCCTACAAATAATTTACCGTCCGCAGTTTCAAGCGTCCACTCGCGAGAACCCACTTCTTTTCCAAGCTCAAGTTTCGCCGATTTAACCACCCACGCCGTGCTTGCAGCGAATAATGAGCGACCACGCAAGTCTTTTACCGCAATTGGAAAGGTTGCGTTTTTACTCACTTTATCCGCTGCATAGAGTTCACTTAACACATCATTGGTATCACTGGTTTGTAATAACGTTAATGTTACTTTTTTACGTGGATCGGCACTGGTTGCACGTGCTACTTCGCCATCTGCACCAGCAACAGATGATACGCCGTCAGACATTTCTTCAATATCAATAAAGGTTCCATCTGCAAAGCCAGAAACAATAACCGCCCCGATCACAATACTTACTTCATCGGGCGCATAAGTTGCTAAAGCCATAAAATTCTCCTAAAAAATGACCGCACTTTAGCGGTCTGTTAATGATTAAAGACTGTAAGCCAGATTGCCCTTGATTTCTGTTAAGTGAATAGCACCGGCTAAACGTGCCGAGAATTTCACATCTTGCAATAAACGCTTACCTTTATTGTTATTCGATACCTTCGCCGCCTGTGGAAGGGAAATGACATAACTTGGAATTTCCTTGTTATTATCATCCAATTCTGTCGGTGCAATACCGCCACGTGCTACACCTAAATCTAACGCCTGACGCACTGCCGCACCAATTAATTGAATACCTTTATCGGTGTAAGGCACTTTGCCGTAAGCATTGATTAAGACGGATGTCACATTAATTTGTACTTCCTGCACCAACCAATCACGGAAACGGATAATATCGATCCATTCCCCAGCTGCGACTTTGCCGCCTTGCGTTACCGCAAAGCTATCGTTAAATTTCTCAAATGTCGTTGCGTTTTTCTTCGAGCAAGCTAAGTATTCGCCTTCCATTAACGGCGAATAAGATACACCAGCAAGTTTTTTCAAGTTCCACGTTTCCGATCCCGGATAGAATGTAAAGGAATAGCTCATCAAGGCAATTTCTGGGTATTCTTCCGCTGCTTTATGGGAATACATTACCGCCGAACGGTAATATTGTTTCGCTTCAAGTTTGCTCGCAATATCGGTTTTCTCCGCCGATTGTGGTAATTTTTCATCAGCAGAGGCGGTAACAAATAATTTACCGTTGGCTTCTGCCCACGCCGCCGCCAACATCACATCTGCGTCTTCACGCGAGACCAACGCCAAGCCATACCAGCTGTTATTTTCTCGTGCGACCGCCGCGAGCGCATCCGTCACGCTTTCATCTTGCGCTTTACGTCCGATAAATACCTGCGCCACGTGTGACGGCTGCGCAAAGGCGGTAGCCACTGCGATATAAAGCGGATTGTTTGATTTTAAGCCTAAATCCAATAATTCATTTGGATCGGTAACTACCAGCAAACGCGCCGAATTATTCAGCGTATGTTCGCCTAAAATTAATAAATCACTAAAAGATTTACCGGCGATTGTGGTTGTATTTAAATCAATAGCCACATTTACCAAGCGATCAATTTTCGCCATTTTTATTTACCCCTATTAAATTTTTCTCAGAAGCACGTCCTATATTTGCCGTCACTTCCACTTGTTCAATAATACCCACAATATCCTGCACACTAGCCGCATAACGAATTTCAAGCTCTACCATTGCCCGATCTTCATATTCACGCTGTTCATTTAGAAAGGCTAAATGGGTAATCCGCCCAATGCGAATCAATGCCACGCCATCATTTAACCAACGCTCACGACAAGACTGCATAGATAAGCGCATACAAACATCTCGCAATGCCTGTAAACTGTTTCCACCGAAATAATTCAACTCAAGCACGGCATCGATATGAGTTTTTACCGTCTGATTGCCTTCATCATTTACCGCCGAATAATGAAAATGTTCTGGTGTTCTCTCAAACTTCAGTTCATAAGTAAAAAATGGCTTTTCTGGCTCACGCCCATTTTCATAAGCGCGAATAAAAGGGCGATCCGATAGATCGCCCAATAAATCATACAAACGCTCAAGCATATTATTTTACCCGTATAGCCACGTAGCGATGATGTGACAACACACCACTGTGATAACTAGCTCGTGAAATCACTTCGTATCGCTCGCCGTCAAATAGCACTACCGCACCATTGTGTGCATTCTCTCCAGCCACCGTTAGTTTTTGATCGGTGTAAATTTTTACCGCACTTGAAACGCGCCGCCCCTGCATTGATACCACTAGGCGATCCATTTCAGCACTGCTTAACGGCTGAATGGATGCCATTAACGTCTGCTCGATTTCGCCGTCGTTTACCCACTTGCCTTTCACATACTCTCCGTCAGAACGCACAAGTATTTTATAAGGCTTGCGAAAAGAAGATTGAGAAGAAAATATCTGCATCAGATTTCAACCTTATAGCGAATTGAATTGACTAATTGCGAGGTATCTACGAGCGGTTTACTACTTTTCTTGCGCCTACGCGTAGATGGTGCATTCGGTGTCCAAGGATAAGACGTTAGGGTCTTTTTCTGCTTGTCTTGATACCATTGCCCAAGTTTTGAAAGCTCTTGCACCAAATCATCCCCTTTCGCCACATTAGAGACCACACGCCCTAAGTATTGCGCCACTGCCTGTTGGTTGTCTTCAAAGGTTTGACGAATAAAAGGACGAGACGGGATATGTGCCGTGCCATATTCATTCCAAATACCAATATCTACCAAGTTTTCGCCTGATTCAGAATGAACGCCTGCATCCGCTTGAACGCCTACTTTTACGCTTGCTTTGCCGATTTTGTTTATCAACTCAAGTTCTTTTTCAAGCCCTTTATTGTTGATTTTTACCTTAACCACGCTAGACACAATAACTCCCTACGGTAATCGTACCAAGGCGTACGCAAATATTGTTTAGTTCGTTATATTTGGATAAAAAGCGTTCAGCGTTGCCGCCTTTATCGCTCCCTGAAAAATATTCACGTTCTAAATCGCCTTCACGTTCACGCCGTAAACCTGCCGCATTTACCCCGCTTTCAATCGACTGAGCCAACAAATAAGCCGCATACCACGCCACCGCCTCATCTTGCTTGTCATCAGATAAACAGTCTGGACGTTTATTATCAGCCACGCTTAACGCCTTATTTACCATATCTTCAGGCATTTGTTGGCTTAATGGGTAAAAGAGATTAAGTAACGAGTATGCGCTCATTTATTACTCCTGCTTTTTACTTTTGCCGTCTTTTTTCGCATCTTCCGCTTTCGGCGTTACGTCAATTAATACGCCACGTTCAATTAAACGATCAAGCCCTACCGCATCATCGGCAATTTCCACCTCTTGATTAGGGGCGATAAACTCGCCGCCAACACGAATTAAACGCGCTTCAATATTACGTACAATCATCGCTAAATCTCCGCTTTGGTTGCCGATAACGGATAACGTAAGAACACGCCGCCCACACGAGCCACACAGTTCACAACAAGCTCTAAATTGCGTTCTTGTGCCGGTAACTGGGTAAAATCTTGCGGCGTTTCAAGAGTTAAGTTATCAAGGGATTTTTCATAGCAAATCGCTAAGTTCTTATTCCCTGTACCCGCTTTCTCTAATTCCCATAAGCCCTGAATAGTTAAGTTAGGATGTTTACGCTTGAAGAACGTCAATACGTCCACTTTGTCAGCCGTGTTCATATACTTACTGGATAACGTCTGATAATCTGTTAGCGACAACAATAAGTGTGTTGGCTGATGCACGCCTTTTGATTGCAACACGACGGTATCGTGTAGATTGTCCAAATCCGCTAGCACCGCATCCGCCGTTGCAGTTTTCCAGCCACCAGTTACCGAGGTTTCTCCTAAATTCGGGTGGTTAATAAAGCCGTTTAAACCAAATTCTTTATCTCCTAACAAGGCAATTTCGTTCATCTTTACTTCCACCGCACGACGCGCTGCACGAGCTTTAGAAGACGGTAAATCCGTTTGATTAGCTGACGCCGCTTTCAACTCTTGTAGATTGTAGCCATAAGCAGCACCGATGTTTTTCACTTTTACTGCACGTTCTGTCATCGCCACATCCGCACGCGGTAAATCATCGGCATAGTTGGCAATGACTTTAGCCATGCCGACCATATCGTAAATGCGTTCAGTCACGGTTTCTGCCCATTCAGGGGCTTCAGAAGAGACTGGGACGAGCGATAAGCCATTCATACCCGGTAATTTTTCTTCATAGATTTTGTTGCGCACAAACTCTAATTGGCGTTGCGTAAACAAGCCCGCATCTTGGTTAAATACACCCACCGCATTTAAACAAGTATTGATCGCATTCAACTCGAACGCATCTTGACGAATATCTGTCATTATTTTTCTCCAATAAAAAAGCCCCAAGTTTTCACTTAGGGCATCGTTAAACATTGAATAATTAAGCTAACTCGACTAACGCGAGCTTGCCATATTTACCGCAATCTACTACGGCGGTTTTAAAGGTTGCATTCGGTAATGCCGTACCAGTTTTTGCCACCTTGCCTGAAGCGGGGTCAAAACTTACCGCACTTCCTGCCGTAATCGCTTCACTGTCTTTCACTACACACCACGCAACCCCTTTACGCAATACGGAAACCGCATCAAATTTCGCATAACCGCCTACTACAGCATGGGAATGTAACGCAATGCCAATGGGCTTAGTGCCACCTAATTTAGCTTGTGTGGCACTCGTCCCTTGCGTAATCACTACGCCGAATGGGATTTCATTTTCTGCTGCAAAGGTTTCGACTAAATCGTAACGGCTGTCGCCTTTCATACCAGCAAAGGCTTTTTGTTGTAATTGATCGTACATAGACATCGTTTTTATGCTCCTATTGGTTACGACTTGCAATCATTGCCGCACGACCAATTAATTTCGTTTGGCTATCCTGCGTGAATGTGGGTTGATTTGTGGCTGATGGTGTTAATTGCTGACGCTGCACACCTGCCGCATCCGCTCGTTGTTTGGCATCGCTTACCGCAATATCAAACGCCGCTTCAATATAACCATCGGATTTTTGCGATAAATCCGCATTGTCTTGACGAATTGCCTTAATTACTGCTTCACGCAACGCACGGTCGGTACTATCAGCTTTCACTTCCACCTTATGCACTTTCGCTACGTTTTCTAATTCAACACGCACCTTGGCTTGACTTACCGCATCTTGTTTAATTTGTTCAACCTGCGTTTCAAGCTCTTTCACTTTCGCTTCTGCCGCATCTGCGCGTGCCGCTTCTTTGTCTTTTGCTGTCACTGCGTCTTTGGCGTCTTGTTTTAGTTTATTTAATTCAACAATCACTTCGGGTGCGGCTTGATACGTAATGCCGCTATCTAAGCGAATGTCAGAAAGCGTTGTTTGAGTGTTACTCATCGGATTTTCTCCATCTTCGTTAAATTCCACGGCATCTGCCGCATCTAAATTAAGTGCGGCATTGCCTGCACGCCCAACTGTCACAATGGCTAAATGGTTAGGACGAATATTACGCTGGATCACATCATACGGCTCGCCGTCTTCTGTTGTACCGCTCGTCTCGTCAATATCTACCTTATAGCCAACCGACAATTCTTTTTTTCCAAAATCAACGGCTTTCGTATTGTGAATCACAATATCTGCCGTTAAATTTTGCCCATCTTGTTTACCTTCCGTTAAGATAGAGCCCACCACCAAATGCGCATTATTTTTCGTCACAAGTCCGTGATGATCTTCTGTAATCGGCAATCCCTTGTAAGCGCGTAAACTATCCGCCTTAAATACTTCATCAGGCGGACGATATTCACGCCGAGTTTTGCCATTAGGAAGCTCATAAACAAACACCCCACTTCTTGTCAGAATAGGGGTGTCATAAATAAAACCGTTATCATCTCGCCGTGCCTGAATGCCACGGCGGTCGTATCGCATTACCATATAATGATCTCCAAAAATTGAAATTTAAATTCAATGCTCTATAATACAGAAAACCATAAATCGTAGGACATAGCACGTTTCGGACGTTAAGCAGGTGCCAGAGTGAACCAAGCACTATGTGAGATTTATGGTTTTTTCTTTTTCCGAATCCACATTGTTTTTACTGCAATTTTCTTATGGCGTTTTCTAACTTCTTGAACGCAAAAGATTTCATCTCCAATTTCTTTGCGTAGTAAAAACGTTTCACTTCCCGCATCACTTGTCCCAGTGTAGTCAATACTATCAAATGACGAAACAATCTGCGGCAACATCAAAATATCGGCTTTTGTTACCGCTCTTTGCCCACGCTTATTTTCAGCTTTCTCATTTCCGTGTTGCTTTAGAATATGGCGTATACTCGATTCATCAATGCTATGCTGCCAACCGCTTATATCTAATCCAATACTTTCTTTAGCAAGCGTAACTAAGGCAGGATCAACCGAACCAAAATTAGAAAATGACTTATTTCCACCACCGGATAATGAATTATCAAACAACTCATCTAAGTTCATTTTCCCTGTTTTGATTGTTGAAATAGGATCTATCGGTTCAGCGTCATCTCTCCCAAGATCTTCAAATTCAGGGAATACCGCCTCCGCATAGCAACGACATAAAATAGGCTCCCCCGGATGTCCGTCATCAGGTGGATTATCCCAATCAAATTGTTTACCCTCACGATCAACGTGGTGCGCCCGCTCACGCTCATCAAGCATACCGCGCCAAATATACGACTTCACGCCGATATTTTGCTGGCGCAACTTCGTCAAATGACCGTTTAACTTGCCAATTTGGTCACGAGCAATTAATGTTGCACGTTTCTCGTTGGTGTTAAGGATAGACTTAACATCATCTACCACGCTTTCCCAACGCCAACCACCGCGCACCGCTTGAGTAAAGCGACTACGCAATTTTTCTAACGTCTGCGTAGGAAGGCTTTTTATTAGGCGGATATTTTCCCATTCCGCAATTTTTAACGCATCATCAAGCCAAGGTTCAGTCGTGAAAACATCGACGCTATAAACTGATTTCAGCACTTTATGAAACTGCTTGCCGTTAAAGTTCGCCATCTGATGAATATAGCCACGCACAAATTGCGTAATTTCTTTTTCATCAACAAAAATCAATACTGCTTGCAATAATTCAATAAGCCAACGTTCAAGCGTATCAGAAAAACTATCTTGTCGAATATTTGCCTGAAAGTGCGGTCGAATTTCAACGAGTTTTTGATTAACCGTCGTATTAATATTTCTCGCCAAGCCACGTAAATAACCCACATATTCACGCTCAATTGCGTGAGGAAACAACCACGCCTTTGGCTTTCTGTTCTTCTTGATACTTTTCAACATCATCGTCATCTACCTGTGGCAATTTGTCTGCTTGAATGCCAAACTCTCCAGCAATCTGTACTCGCAATTCTTCTGTGGATAACGCACCCGAATCAACCAAATTAATTAAGCGATCAAGCTCGATTTTCGCTGCATCCGCATTCGTTTTACGCACATCGGCTATTTCTTTGTCAGTTGGTGTATTAAGCGACGGGAATTTGATTTTCCAGTTCTCAAACGGCTTAATATGCTTTTGAAACATCAATAGTTCAATCAGCTTTTCAAGCACTGGCTTGATTTTATGTTGTTGAATACTTTCGACCAAATCGTAATAGCTTTCAAAATCGCTCTGTCCTGTGGCGTTCATACCTTTAGCTGACTGCCCGAATAAAATCGCCACTGGAATATTCACATCAGCCGAAATCGCTACTTTAAATTCATCAAGCACATCAACAATCCCGCCTAAATCCGCATTGAGAATGTTGTAATCGTCTTCGCTATCAACAGCTACGCCATTTAACAGACTACGCCCACGTTCAACAAGATTGATACGCTCTCGAATAACAGGCTCTAATCCATTATCAATTGCCAATGCAAGCCCTTTCATTTTATGAACCGCTTGCTGTTTGCGTTCAAGAATTAACGAAGCCCACATCAATGATTTTTGATAATCACGAATTTTTGGATAAACCGATCTAACCGCACTACGCCCAATCCAATGTAAGCCATTTTTTAGACGTTCTGGCAATGAATCGCCGCCCATAAATAACAAACGGCTTTCATGGATTTCTACCTGACTATCAAGCGAACCAGCAATCGTACCGATATTTAACCGATAACTGGAATAGCGACCATAATTTGGCTTGGTTGGATCGGAATAGCGATTAGCCGTAGGCGAAATTTGACTTAAATCAAACACTCGCACTTCATCGATACGTGTAATGCGACTTGGCTCTAACGGCTCACTTAATCGCGCACCGTCATCGGTCAATAAAACCATAACCGCACCACCAAAAAACCGCGACCAACGCACCATATCTGCCAATGCTGGCAAAATCTTCAACCGTTCAATCTCATTGCTAATCGCATCATCTTGATCGCCTTGAATTTCAATCGAACGTGAAATCGCTGCATCTGCTGGCATATCGACCACCCGTGCGGCTAAACCACCTAACTCATATAACGTTAAATCAAAAAGTGCGGTTGAATTTGCAGAATTTCTTGCAAAATGATTAATCCCCAAGGCTTCGGCGTAGCCGTCTTGATTAAATGCCATATTAACTTCCTAACCCAATGAAACGCGACAATACATCTTCTTTCGGTGCGAAACACATTACCAACGCATCCGCCTTATTCGGTGACGGAATGCCACGCTTTTTCATATCTTTCTTACTTTCTACTTTTACACGCCCATTACCGTCATAATCCACATAAGGGCGAGCCAATTCTGCTTTTAAATATTCCAAATCCCTTATATCGGAAGAAAGACTAATCATCTCATCAACGGGATATTGCTCTTCATACGTTATCGCCCGATAGGTTTTATAGAAACGATCGCGTAAACGCCACCACGCCTGAGCCTTAATATTGGCGAACATATCGCGATTGGTTTTACCATAAACATATTCTGCATCAGGTTCAAATACCGCGCCCCCAGCATTAAAGCCATTAATACGAATAGATTTATCGTCTAAGCGATGATAGTGTGCTTTTACACCGGCACCCACGCCGATGCTATCGTAAACAATTTCATTTGTGCCAAATTCCAATGCATTAAGCCGAGTTCTGTCTGCACTACCAATCACATCTTCGCCGTGCCATTCATCCATTCGCAACACTACAGAACCATGAACAAAGGCATTAGCATTCGCATCTGAGCCTTCATCCGCCACATCAAAACCAATAATCTTTCGCCCTGCTGCCACAAAGCCTAGTTTTTTATGTGCATCAACCGCGGCATCAATCCACAATGGTTTAATAATAACCTTATCGCTATCAGCTACCGGTTCTCCCTCATAAACATGACGATAAAGCTCGTAATCACGTTCACGCATCTGTACCATATCTTCCATTAGCTCTTTCGGAAAATATGGGTTGTCTTGCCAATTCACTAAGACCGATTTACACCGCTCAGGCGGATGAATCACAAAGCGTTGATAGGTATCGTCCAGAATGTTTTTCGGGTTGAAACTCACAATAATTTGCGAGCCATCTTCACGAATGGTAGGAATCAACACATCCCAGCTTTCTTTTGAAACATTCTCGCCTTCTTCCACCCACACTACATCAATACCCGTCATTGACTTAATTGAAGTGATGTTGGTTTTCAGCCCAGCAAACGTGAAGCGTGAACCGTTTTGCCCGATAATTTGCGTCTTCTGTACATCAAAAAAGGCTTGCAAGCCAAGCATTTCAATCTGATCTGCCAACATCTGAATCACAGAATCAGAAATCGATTTCTGAATTTCACGACAACACAACACCCGAATCGGTTGAGTATAAGCACGTAGCACTAACGCACGGGCAATGCTGAAACTTTTCCCAGAACCACGTCCGCCATAGAAAATAATAAAACGCCAAATAGATTCAAAGAGCGGTCGGAATTTCGTGGGAAATTTAAGGTTCTTCTGGTTCATCGCTAAAACTAATATTGATGACTGCAGGTAACGCATTACCGCCTGAGGTCACATCGAATCTATCTTTAAACATACCAAGATGTTTGCCTAATAGCTCAAGTGCTTTGTTTGCACCTGTCGGCTCAAAAACAAAACATTCGGTATTAACGCTTTGTGCCGTTCCTTCTTGAGCATTTTTTACCACAGTGGTAATAGTAAGCGGCTTTCTTCCCATACAAATATCACGATACTCTTGCAAGTCCGCAATGATATTATCTAGGGTAAGATTATGGCGTTGTCGGTGCTCTTGTTGAAGCACATCAACCCTTGATCTAATCTTGATCTTATCTAATTCTTTTTTAGCTAATCGGTTTATACTTTCGGGCTTCATATCTTGGCAATCATAACTCTGCCGATACGCTTCACTCGCATTCCCCAGCTCAATATAAAGCTGACAAAACTTTTCTTGTTTAGGCGTTAATCCACGACCAGACGTGGATTTTCCTTTCACGTCTGACATAGGAAATCCTTAAAATAACTTGAATAAAACTTATAAAACCTATAAAATACTTATTAATTAAATGTAATACTTTAGCTATGAAAGAAATCATCTATCAGCCAAAAGCATTAAAACAATTGAGAAAGATTTCAACAAAAGCACATATAATTGAAAAATGTGAGTCGCTTAAAACCTTTCCCGATTGTTCTAATATCAAAGCACTAACCAATCACACTTACGAATATCGTTACCGTGTTGGTGATTATCGTGTTTTCTTTAATATCGTTGGTAATACGATGAATATCGTATCTATTGAAGAGGTTAAAAAAAGAGATGAACGCACTTACTAATATTCAATACATTAATAATGAGCAAGGCGTACCTGCTTTTGCTGTTATGCCAATTGCCACGCTTAACTGGCTAAAACAAAAAGCGAATTTTTCAGACCCTATTGAAACAGGTATCCCTGAATCTGTTGCAAAATTGGCTTTATTAAACGATTATTCTGCATTGCGTGCTTGGCGTGAACACTTAGGTTTAACCCAAGCGGAAGTGGCAAGCCGCTTAGGCATCTCTCAAGCAGCTTATTCGCAACATGAAAATTCACAGACCTTGCGTAAAAGCACTCGCATTAAAATAGCGACAGCACTTGGCATTAATCCCGCTCAATTAGATTTTTAATCTATTTACCGCCTTTTGCTTGATCAACCCATTTATTAAGATGATCTACTTGGCTTGCGCATTTATCTCGCTCTGCAGTTACCTTAACAAGCTGTATGACTACATCGCCGTATGTTTCCCCAGTAAATGCTGTTTTGACACAAGGTACAGTATAGGCTTGAGGCGGATAAATATATTCTGCTTTAGTCGTGACTTTATTTGTACAAGCGGTCAAGAACAGACTGAGGCAGACGAGTGTTGGCACAAGGCTGTGTCTTAATGATTGTGTTAACTGATTCAACATTTTCTGTTGCTACCCTTTCTATTTCATCATTACGCCGTTGTTGCTCAATAACTGCATTGCGTTCTTGTTGTAATGCAAGGCTTAATGATTTGTTAGCATCTTCTTGTTGCTGGATAGTTTGGGCTTGTGCTTGGTTCTCGGCTTTTAAACTACTTATCTTCTGAGATTGAAACCAAGTCCAACCGCACAAGCCCAAAATCAAACAAAGTGCGGTCAATTTTATGGCAGTTTCAAATCGGCTAAACATAATGCTTTCTCTTTTTCTCGGCGAACCACCAAACCTGCTAATTTTTTACCACTGGCATACACCCATCTAGGAAATTCGCCACAAGCCTTTTCATATTGTTTTGCTCGAAGATATTTAAACATCGTAGATTTACTTACTGCCCCACAACCCACATTAAAAGTGATTGACACCGCAGAATCAAATACCGATTGCGGTAACATCTCGCCATTACCATATTTGTTCACACATCGTTCAGCAATCGCAATATCATTCTTCCAACGTTCGGCAATTTCCAAATCTGTGTAACGGTGTTTTGGATTGATTTTCTTACCACCATATTCAGTTGAACCAATTCCAACGGTCAAAACATCCGCAGGGCATTGATATGGATCACGTCTGCAACCCTCGGCATTCCCAATAATTTCAGCACCTACAGGACTTAATCTTAGCTCGCTACCGAACTGAGCATACATTAATCCCATTACCGTAATCACAGAACAAACACCAAGAGCTTTCCTAGTTTTTGTCAAAATCATCATCAAATCCTAAAGACAATCGTTTCATTTTCACACGGTGTATTTCTTCTGCACGCCGTTCTTCATTTTTTCTAACTTTCCCTTCTTGGCATTTAGCATACATATTCACGAGACCACTTATTAAACCTATAACAAGCCCCATAATAGCCAGCCATTCTTGAAATGAGTACATTGCCCAGAACGCACCAAAGCCAGACCAAAAAATACTTTGGCTTCCTGCATCTTTTAACATTTTTACACTCCACCCATTTACAGGGCTGATAAAAAAGCCCACGCATTAACGTGAGCTTGTGATATGGCAAAGGCGTAAGGAATCGAACCTCAATTAGCGGTTTTGGAGACCGCTGTCTTACCATTAGACTACGCCCTTATAGATACCCTAGTCACATTACCAACTAGAGGTTATTTAACAAAATAAGCTACTGCAAAAATAATTGCGCTTATACCCCAACAAGTAGTAATAATGAGTGCGGCATTAGCTAATTTATTTCCAACTTTATCTGCTGCTTTTTCTAACATTTTCCCACCTACCTTAACTTGATGTTTTGGTGTATACTTAATCATAAATTCGTTCCTTTAAATCGAGCTTAACAGGAATGAAAAAAGCCGAAGTGTTCCACCACCTCGGCTTTTCTTTTGCATACAAAAAGCCCCGACCGTTTCCGATCAGGGCTAATAAATCATTAACACATTACATTTCCAACACAAACTTCAACGTATCCGTAATCGTTGAAAAAGTAAGCTTCTCTAAATTTTGCTTAATAAGTGTAATCTCAAAAGAGCCATCAATATCCGAGCAGCTCAATGATTTTAATTTTTCCACTCTTGTTTGATATTGTGAAATTTCTTCCACTAAATCGCCAGACAGAATGCCATTAAAGGCTTCACGTGCCAAATTGACACTAAATCCGAATGACTGCGCTAAATAATCCACATCGATTGTAATATCTGCGCCAATAAAACTATCTTTCGGATCTGAAAACTGAATTCTAATATTCATAGAGCCTTTGTAGTTGGCTTCAATCGTATCAGGAATAAGATTACTAACAGTAAATCCTTTCGCTTGCAAAAACGCAATCGCTTCATTCGTCATCAACGAAATAGCATTCTCTTTTTTGCCCTGTAATAGAGCTAAACGCTGCTTAAATAAGGCATCACATTCAGCCTTTAAATCAGCAAGTTGTTTACGTAATTCAAATGACATTCTTTATCCCCTTATAACCGCCTAAAATTAAAGCAATTATAGTACGAAGTGCCACAATAAAAAAGCCCCAAGTCTACCAACTCAGAGCTATCAAATTCATTTGTGCGTTCGCAACGTGCTAAAACCGCACTATAGATAAAGTAATACACCTAATAGCTATCCATTTCAAGGATTTTTTGAAACTTTTTTAGGGGAACTCAAAAAATTTAGGGGAAATTTCCCCTTTTATTATAAATCCTCTGCAACAATAGAAAATTTTCGTACGCAACGCCCTAGTACGTTTAAACGCGACAGATCATCAATTTCAAAGCTCGATCCCACGCGCTCATTGAAAGCGCATTGTGCTTAAAGTGGGAATTAGAGCAATAAAAAAGCCCGCGATTGCGGGCTGGGGGGGTGTGTATTGCGTTATTTTTTCTTTCTAGTTTGCTTTTTGGCTTTTCGCTTTTCTTTATTTGCTGCGGCTTTGGCTTGATAGTCTTGCCACCATTGCGGATTGCCTTCAGGATCGCACTTAAGAATTTCAGCTAATCCAACACCAACACTAAAGGATTGAATGCCATCAATATGCTCAGCAAGATCGTGAGAAATTTCCTGCTTTAATGGGTTTAAAATAAAATCGACCCCTTTTATTCTCGCCTGTTTTGCGGCAGGAACGAAGTCCGAGTCACCGGCAATTAGTACGATGACATCAACCAGTTTTTCATAAGAGAGAATGGTAATATCCATTCCCAATTTCACATCAACTGATTTTTGCGTAATTTCATAGTACCAATCATCATTAGTTAGATCTTCCCATTTTTTCTTGCCTTGGCGAAGTGCTTTTAATGTATGCTCGTTCAAACGCCAATCAGTAGATTGTAATCGACCCATTCTAAGTGCGGTCTTTCTATTTTCTTTTAATTTTACGTGAAATTCCGCGCGGAGTTTATTCATCGCCTCAGTCTTGAAGTTTTTATCACGTGGGGTAGTTTCGCCTTTTTCTGGGAAAGGGAGTTTGACTTGCTTATCAAGGGGTGGGCTGTCATAATAATAAATGCGATAAAGCTCTTGGGCTTCTCTTCCACTATGTTGTCCTCGTTCAATTTCGGTATGGAAGCGAACCATTCGCCACATTAAATCAATTAAGTTTTCTGCGGTAATGGTTTTGTTTTTAAAATATTTTCTCGCAAAGAAACCGACTTTTGCAAAGAAGAAGCCACCATCTATCAATATCGCTGTCTTTTTCATATTTCCCCATAAAGTAAAAACCCATAACAACCGTACAGATAATAAAAATGGTCTGTGAGTTGCTATGGGTTCCGTCTGAATGCATCGAATTATAGGCTTTAATCCTTAATTGTCAATGGTTAATTTTAACTTTTAACGATTATTTTATGCTTTTAATTTTAACTTTTAACGATTATTTTATGCTTTTAATTTTTCTTTAAATCAATAAAAACACCTACCGAAGTAGGCGATTGATTAACATTTAAGCATTTCTAAAATTAGTTGCTTATAGGTATTAATGACGTGTGAAAATGCATCTTTCTCATTTATGGATATGATGAACTGTGGTTTGTCTCGGTGCGCGGTAAATTCAAGCTGTATGCTGTTGTCGTTGAGATAGGTTGCTCGCATCGGAGAGATAAGCGTGTTTTTTGGGTAAACATTCGGGGCTTTTTCCAATGTTAAAGCCAGCTCAAAGGCAATTTCTGGCATATTCTGATCAAATTCCACTTTTAGTTGATACCAAGGGCAAGGTTTATGATTTTCACTATCCAGCACATCGACGTAAGGAGCCAGCTGATCTTTGGCGAGCTCTTTTGAGTAGGTTTTATCTGTTAGCCCCAAATCACTTTCAAGTGCGAGTGTAAAGCGATTAATCACTGATCGAAGTGCTTGTGCGTTATCGTGGAGCATTGCTTGGTAGCGGATGTTTTGTTCGCAAAGTTGGGCATAGGTAATCATTCTGTTCTTCTGTTGTTTAGCCAATCTGAACATATTATCTTCCTTTTGTTAAAAAATAACCAGTACAAAATTTAAGCAAGAAAAATACACTTATTTTGCGTTAGAAGTAGTTTTAAAGATTGATGTGCGGCGTAAAGATAAGATTTTATTGTTGGTACACTCACGCCCATCTCACGCCCTACTTCGCCTTGCGATAAGTTGCTAACATACCGTAGCATAAACACTTGATATAACTCTGGTGTGACGTTGCGCATAATAAGTGTTGCGTCGTGAATGCGCATTGCGGTTTCATCATCTAACATCTGGATGCCGTGATCGGGCGTGGATTTGCGTAAAAAAGGCTGAATTGCGGGATAGTTAATTCCCACGCCTTCACGCGCCCATTTGCCATAACGGCGAGCAGTTAATTTAATATCTAAGATGTGTTTGGTCTGCATATTATCCCTTTCTTTTTTCTATTAATCGGCATTTTTTGTTAAAAATCTGTTTAATGCGCCGTAAGTCATCGGGGGAATAATGCCGTGAGCGGTTGTCGGCTTCAATTTGTTCGACTTTTTCTCTACCTAATCTATCTAGCAAGCCTAGGCGATATTGCTGTACATTGCCGCTATAGTAGCGGTTGCATTTTTTACATTGACCGTGGATATTGAGCGTATAAAAGCGCAGGTGCGGCGCAGCTCCACGTGAGCGGTAATGTCCGGCATCAAACCCGCCTCCTAGCTGTTCTGCTACTAAGGGCGTGCCGCAGGAGATACATTCTTTGCCCATATCGCGCAGGCGGATATATTTATTTACTGTCGCTTGCGCTTCCTTGGTCAATTCGTGCTTGGTTTTGTTTTTCTCTTTAAGAGCGGTCATTTTTTTGCGGTTTTCGATTCGCGCCTGTTTGTCTTTTTTCTCGCGTGCCTTGCGGGTCTGTTCGCGCGAAAGTTTAATGGCACATTCCGGCGAACAGACCTTTTGCAAGCTAGAAACGATTTTTATAAAGTAGTTTCCGCACATTTTGCATTTATATTCTTTCGCCATTAGCTAACCACCATATTAAACATTCCCCAAACTGCCACAATAAAAAGTACGATTTTTAACTCTAAAATCTCGTCATCGTTTAAACGTTTCATTTAAAATCCCATCTATCGTTAAATCTCACACCATTTTGCACGCACCAGCTGGTAATGTACTCTATTAGGCTTGCTAGTCGTTTTACGCTCATTTGAGCGGTGCTTTCTCGTAGATTGATAACTTCCCCCCTCAAGCCCGATCACCATTTCAGCCTGACCACCTGTTGCAATTTTGTGAGCCGATACCATAATCATTTTCCACGTGTCAATGTCTCGCTTTTTACCGTTAAATTCGCACTGTTTGCTAATATCGCTTAGTAGTGCGTGAAGTTTTGAGTTCTGCTCAAGTGAGCGTGTTATCGGCTGGATTTTTACGACCAACGGTTTTTTATCATCCGTTGGCAATTCCTTGATTAAATCTAAGCAATTATTTTTAATACGTTGATCGCGTAAAAAGAAAGGTTTGTATTGGCTCATAACATCATTCGCCCCAGCCAAATAAAAAACGATTTGATTTTTTCTCTTCCTGAATCAATGCACAGACTTCATCGCAAAATTTCTCAAAATCTTTTCTAGACCAACCCTCCAAATCAAATACCATACCGCTAAATTGAATTTGAGTTCTCACTTGCTCTTTTAATTGAGCTTGTGACATCAACTCTAATTTCATTGGATCGATTTTTTCTTTCGGTGGCTCGGGTGGCGATACTGTGTCCCATTTATCAGAATCAATTAACCATTCATCAGCGTTAATTATTTTATTCGTGGCACAGTCATACAATTCACGGTATGTTTTGTTGTTCGACTTAGTTTTATCAACCACCAAGAAAAGCACTGAAATCGGCGTATCTTCAAAGGCGTTTTGAATCAAATTCAACTCGACTAATTGATTCCCAATAACTTCACGGAGTGTTTTTTCGGTGTTTCGATAGGCAATACCAGGAAACATAATAAAAAAACCAAAACGATGAGCATTAGCTAATCCTTTCAGCATAAAAACATCATCAAGCACACCTGATTTTTTCCACGGAAAATCCGCTTGAATAGCCGCTTTTTCTTCTTCGGCAAGTTCTTTAAATTTAAGTGAGAATGGTGGATTCATCACTACACAATCACTTTTGGGCTCACTTTGATATAAGAAAAAACTCGTGTTATGAATCTCAGCATCTGGATAATTATTGGCTAATGCTGCGCATGATTCCGATTGAATTTCTACTGCAATAAACTTACTTGGTTGAATGAATTGCTCAAGCTGTCCACTGCCTGCTGCACCATCAAAAACACTTGGATTTTTACCTAAGTATTTCTCGACTTTCCCCGCCAAATATCGGCGTAAAGATTCACCTGTGATGTACTCAGCAAACTTATTCGCTTTCTTGCGATTATTATGTTCTTCAAAACTCATTTTTTATACTCCACACCTAAATCTTCTAACCCAAAATAACCGCAAGATTTTGTTCGATTTACTGCGCTGTATTTACTTACCTGCGGAAACGGTATCGGCTCAATTAAGTGACCGTTACAACGAAAACGGTCGTCATCCCATTCGCTGCTTGATATAAAATAATCTGGCGTATAAAAATCCTCTAATTCCGCACCGCACTTTGGGCATTTATAGCTTGTCATTGCAATGCCCCTTTCCCATAACTTTTAGCCGCATAGGTTTTGGCTTGTTGCTGTGGTTTCTCGTTGATGAATTGATACGCTTGTGCCTGATCGCAATCGAGGAAGTGACCTCTATCAAATTTCATATAGGCTGTGCCTAATCCACCAAATCTATTCTTGGTAACAATGGCCTCAGAGTAAGGATTATCACAATCTGCCTTATATGCGCCCTCACGGTAAAGCATGATGATTTGGCTTGCATCTTGCTCGATAGAGCCTGAATCACGTAAATCTGAATTAGCAGGGCGTTTTACTGCACGGCTATCCACATCACGGTTAAGCTGACAAAGTAAAATGATTGGAATATTGAAGTTTTTCGCAAAGGTTTTAAGTTTACCCATTGAATTGGCGATAGCTTGGGTTAAATTGACACCTCGCTCTTGCTTGTGATTCATCAAGCCTAAATAATCAATCACAATTGCAGATGGTGCGCCTTTCTCGCTAATATGGTTTTCGGTAATTGCGCAGATTTCATCGGCAGATAAACCACCACGATCGACAAAGTAAACATCTTGCGACCGTACTTCTTGCAATGCGCTTGTTAAGCGATGATAGTCGCCCTCATCAAGCTCGGCAGGGTTGCGCAATTTTTTTACGCTCACGCCACCAGTAGCACTCAACAAACGATCGACTAATTGGAAGTTACCCATCTCAAGGCTGAAAAATAAAACCGAGCCATGATTTTTGGCGATATTGTGAGTCACTGTCAGACTAAATTCTGTTTTACCTGTTCCTGGACGACCAGCAACAATCACAATATCCGTTGAATTTATGCCACCAAGAATGTTATCCACCGCCTCAATGCCCGTATAAAGTAAACGTTCTTTGAAATCGCTTTTTGAACGTTTTTCCAACACATCCACGTAAGCATCAACCAATTCCCCCATGGCGATTGGCTTGATTTCCGTTTTGCTGACAAGCAGTTTTTGGATTTGGTTAAGTGCATTTTGAGTAATTTGGCTGACTTGCTCCTCTTTTGCGTTGGCTAACTCCCCTGCCATTTTCAACAATGCCTGTTGAACAGTACGATTTACCCAAGCGGAATGGACTTTCTTTGCATAGCCTAAAATATTTCCGCTGTAAGCATAGCCACCTGCTAATTCCGCGAGATTGGCAAAGTTTTCGCCGTAGTCCTGCGCAAGCAGCAAAATATCAATCAAATCATCTTTGCGAGCCTGTTTGCGAATGTTTCCGTAAAGTTCGCCAAGTTGGAATGTGGCAAACATTTCAGGCTCAAGCCAGCTCATCACTTCACGTGCTTGTGGAGATAATCCACCGTTTAAAAACGCACCGACCAAAGAATATTCCAAATCGTAGATTCCGTTACGCATTACAAATTCCCCTCCAAAACTTTATCCAGCGTGTTTTCTCGTAGTAAAAAATCAAAATCAGCTTTCCAGCCACGGTTATTTTCACCGAAATAAAACTCACGAGCAGAGCGCATAAAATCCGTAAAATATTCGCCCAATGCCGACGCACTACCATCGCCAAATCGTTTTTTAAACACCTCAGAAAGTTTCTTCACGGCTCGTTTACGCTTGTCACTCAAATTTGACGGATCGGCAATTCTTGGCAAAGCAACGCCTGTTAAGTCCAGTGCATCGTTGTAGGCTTGAGCTATCCCGATATAATCCGTTCGATCAATTTTTTGTTTTTCATCAGAGTGTGTATTTCCATCAGGGTGTGTATCGCCATGCCCTTGTGTCACATCGGCGTCAGCCGATTCCCTTTTAGGGGGTAGGGGGTTATCTTTTATTTTTTCTTTTGTAATAGTTTCTTTTGTGTTCCCTACTTTTTCGGGATAGTCATTCCCTACTTTTTCGGGAACTAATTCCCTATTATTTCGGGAACTCCCTACTTTTTCGGGATTAAGCATTTCCCAGCTAAAAACAGACAAATTCACGCCTGTTTTTTTGCCATCTTCAAACAAAATACGCTCTTTAATTAATTCTTTTCTTGCTGCCGAAAGTTGGTTAATGTGATATTTGGTTGGTGCTATTTCCATCATTTCACAGACCTGTGAATGCGTGAACCAATCGCTTTCTTTTCGCCAAGAAAGCGTTTTAAGTATGGTTGCCAACAAATAAGATCCTTTCCAACCTAAAACTTTAGATCGCAAAATTGCTTTTAAAAGCTCATTCGGAATAGCCGTAAATCCATCATCCACACTCACTTTCTTCACACCTTGCTTTTCGGGTTTAGACTCTTCTTGTTTTTCGCGTAATTCGCGCCAATCTTCAATTCTGACGACATTTCCCATCATTCATCTCCTTAAATAGTAATTTTGCTTGTTTATCTAATTCGTTAATTAATGCCCCTTGCTCGATAAGTTTTTTTAATCGCTTTCGATATTCAAGGGCTTGCCAAAGCGGAGATAAAGAAGTACAATTACTACTATCTTTTATGTTCGTTTTATTCATATAAAACGTCTCCTTAAAGCCACGAAATCTCCTCGTGGCTTTTTTATTAAAAAAAACTCACCACCACAAAAAGAATGGCAATCGCCGTAAAGTAACGAAACTCGCTATCCTCTCGCCAAATTTGTGCAATAATGCGCAATCTACTTTGCAATTTACTCATTCTTTTTATGTCCTTTGTTACATTCCGTGATTTATTTGCCCAAATATTTCTCGCGCAACCGATCGTCAAAGCCTTTTGCCGCCAATAAAAGCAGTTCTAACTCTGATTTCTCAATTGCTACGTGAGAATTCACATCGAAAACATCAAACCCATTTGCCGCAATAAAATTAAACGCCTGATTAGCGTCTTCATTGCTGACAAAACGGCTCAACGTGGACGGCGAACATTCCATCTTGTCCGCAATCTCGCATTGTTTCTGTTTCCAGTATTTGTTCATAACCCGATCCGAAAGCACTCTTGCGGATCGCGTTAATTTATTGCGTGCCATTGCGTATTCCTGTTGGTAAATTACAGTCATGCGATAATCGCAGAGCCTGACTTAATAGGTTTGCTAAAGTGTCTAATTTCTTCCGCAGAGACAGAACCGCCCAAGGCTTGAGATAGAATCTCGGAATATCTGGTTTCACCTGTATATTCAGTTCTTGGTAGAGAATTTGATGTGCGCCATTTGTAAACAGCTCGAACAGAAAGCCCACATAAATCTGCCACTTTAGCTGCACCCAAAGAGTCAATAATGTGTTTTAAATTTCCCATATATAATCTCTTTAAATGAACTTTAAGTACATCTTAAAACAGAACTGAAAGTACTTCAAGTTTTATTTATAATTGAACCGTTAGTTCAAAGGTGAAAAAATGATTACTGAAGAAAAAATTAAACAGGACTTTGCTGCACGGCTAGACATTGCGTGCAAAAGAAAGAACTTGCCAGAAAAAGGCAGGGGAAAAGTTATTGCAGATATACTGAAAATTACGCCAAAAGCCGTGAGTAAATGGTTCAATGCGGAGACATTGCCAACTCAAGCAAATATTTATGTATTGGCTGATTTTTTGGGTGTGACAAAAGAATGGCTAACTTATGGCGATAAGAATGCCTCTATTGAGAAAATCGAAAAGCAAATATCCTACCCTTTGCTAAGCCCAATCCAAGCAGGGCTATGGACAGATATTAGATCGCTTGAAGGATTTGACGGTTACGAGATGATCCCAAGTACAGTCATAGCCTCTGAAAATTCCTTTTATTTACGAATTGAAAGGAAATCTATGCTACCGCGTTTTAATGAAGGCGATCTTGTTTTAATCGACCCTGATATTGCGCCAACCCCGGGAAAATTTGTGGCTGCAATCAATGGCAACAACGAGGCAACATTTAAACAATACAAAGAGCTTGGCACAAGAACGTCAGAAGGCATACCGCACTTTGAGCTTGTTCCGCTTAATCCTATGTTCCCAACATTAAGCTCACTCAACCAAGATATTCGCATTATTGGTGTGGCAAGAGAAAGAATTGAAGTGCTTTAAACTAACACTGGATATTGTTGATCTTTAATAACAACCAATCTAAGGAAGAAAAATATGACAACGAAAAAACATAATTTCAATATTAGATTCTATTCTGTCAGTTCTGAAAGTGGTTATAACTTCAGAAATCTAGAAGATCATTTTAAAAATGATTCAATGCCTGTAGTAACAATAGGAAACTATTCAAGAAGAATACATATCTTTTCTAATAACTCAGATTTTGACAATTCAATCTCTGGTTATTTTTCAACATTTAGAGAAGATCTCTTACACAAGGGAAATAAAAAGACAGGAAAAGAAGAGTTATTAAATCTCGAAGATGATGAATCGATTATTGAGCGAAATTATTTCACACTATTTTACGGGAAAGAAAAAGAAATTCTTCTTTATCACAATTCTTCTTTGTATGGGAATATAAGAAATTTTGAAAGCTACCTTACAAATTTAACTAAAACAATATCTACCGATAAACAATTCCATCAAATAACAATGGCTGAAATCGGGGCTGAAAAATTTCTCACAGATAACAGAAACACCCCCCTAACCCAAATAGAATATAAAATATCTCGCCCACGCAGTAAAAAACCAAGAGAGGATGAAGATCCTTGGGTTCAAGAGCAGTTTGATGAAATGAAAGGACTTGGGGTAAGTACACAAAAAGTTGTTCTTTATTCAAAAAATGGCTTATTACCAAATACTTGGGAAAAAATAAAAATACTCCTTAGTCTTGATAGAACTAGAATGTTAAAAGTAAAGCTTAAAGATATGGAGCAACCTATCGACCTTCTTCACAATGTACTAAAAGATAAGTTTTCAATTAACGCTCCGTCTAGGGAGGAGGTTAAGCCTAAGGAAATATTTTCAAAAATCTATGAGATGAAAGAGAAGCATAATGATATACTAAAAGAGTATCTTGATGATGGGGAGTAACTAAGGAGACAAAATATGCATATCAAACATTGGAAAAAAATAGCATTTATTTCTAGTTTTGGTGTGCATTTTTATCTGTCGAAAAATGCTACTTTTGCCGGCTTTACTCTTGATGAAATTCATGAATTGAGCAATAACCTATTTTCTATATCCGCAACACTAATAGGCTTTATTTTTGCGGTAATCGCCATTTTAGTGACAATTACTGAAAATCCACTCATAAAAAAAATGAGAAAAAATGGAATGTACTCCGAAATAATAGATCATCTTGGCTATCTGATAGCGGGGTTCAGTACGACAATGCTACTTAGCTACACCTGCTTATTATTTTCAGATGAAAATTTACATTATTTACTAATCTGCACCTCCTTTATCTTTATGTATAGCATGATTATGCTAATTACCGATATGTTCATAAGGCTAAAATTGACATTTCGCAATCTTGCATAGCAAACCATTTTACCTTGAAATCACTACCTAACGATTAAACCGCCTACTGGCGGTTTTTTATTGCCCGCAATTCACAAAAACACCTCAAAATCTACCGCACTTTCCACCCTTAATACCCAAATTGATTAAAAAATAAGCAACCAAACACCATTTCAAAAAATTTATTTCTTTAGAAATCAACCTAATATGAACAATTAGTACATTTTATTAAAAATATGTACTTTTTGTTCTTGATTATAATGAACTGCAAGTACATAATAATCCCATCAAAACGAGATACACAAACAAGGAACCTAAAAATGACAAATCTTCAAAACTTTAAAAAACAGCTTAACTCAATCTCGCCGATTGAGTGCGGTTTAAAAGTTGGTGACCGAGTTATTTATAAAAACGACTTTGGGAGCGAATTCGGACCGTTCGAAGTCATTGGGTTTGAAAAGAAAGAAGATATTTCAGGCGGAAGATTTGTTTACTTAAACAGCGATAGTTACTGGTTCCCAGTAAAAGCGGAACAACTAACAAAACAATAAGAATCTTTACTAAGCCCTTTTGGTGAGGGCTTGAATAAAAATTTTAATTGCTCTTTAACAAATCGAATCACCCACGAACCAACATCAACATTGGGAATAATGCGTAGCTTGAACGCGTGGGGCTGAGGCAATCAAGACAACGCCATTTTTAACCGCACTTTTCTCTTAATGCAGCCGAAATCGATTTGACGGCGACAGCGTTGCGGAATCTGACAAATTAAGCGCATTATCACATTAAAGCGCGGTTAAAAATGGTACACAAACAAGGACCAACTATGGCAACTATCATCGTAAAGCGTGATGCAGGTTCACGCAAATTCACCGAAAAAGGCGAAATCTTACAACGCGGTAAAGCGGGCAGATTAGAAAGAATGTTCGATAAACAACGTCGCATTAATGCCGCGTTTGAAAAAATGGTAGAAAAAGAAAGTACGGTGGACCGCGCAATTAAATTTGCAGCCAACCGCCAAAAAGAACAACTTATCGACATCGCCAACTACCACTACTACAAAGGTAAACCTGCTGACACAAACACCGTGCGCGCAGTGCAGAAGCGCAGACTGGGTGTGAGAGAATTAATACGATAACCTCAGATGAGCCTTACAAGCATAAAGAAAGGCACCCTATTCTAGACAAAAATTTCGTGATTAGCGGCTTTTAGTCGCCAATACCACTGATTATTTACACCTTTAAATATTTGAAAATACATATAGGTAATTCCTTATGCAAGATGAAATGAAACGCTATGCGATTTCTTATTACTTCGACGGCAAAAGGTGGGCGACAGATGTTTACGCCCATTCATTCGAAGAAGCGGAAGAAAAGCTAAAAGCAATGTCCCAAGGTACTGTTGACGGCGAGATTCACCTTTCAGTTTACATTCCTGAAAATCCGCTATCGAAAGTATCAAGGTTGATTACAAGAATAGCTAAAAAGTTTATGTAAGTCAGTGACTTTCATCACAAATTTTAAACAATTTGGTTAAAGAAACTCACTCGGCGGAAGCGCAGACGGAAGCCCAACGGTGCTAAGCGGTCGTTAGATTGAAAGCCCTAACCTACTTAGTGAAGAGTGAGTTTTAAAGTCTGCCCATGCAAAGCCAGTGAAAAACGGTGCAGTTGCCGAAAGTGGAGCTCAAGCAGGCGAATATCCCAATGTGGATATTTCAAAACACATTTGCTAGTACAGAGACACAACGGCACGTGAAACCGTTGCGAATGATAGATGAAGTGTGTTTTGAAATGGTAACAATAAAACAAACGAGGTTAAAAATGGAAGAAAAACAAGAAAACAGCCTATCTGATAACGATAAAGAACTAATCAAACAGGCTGTATTAGAAAGTGCAGCAAAAAATACTAATTTTCCCCCAGATAAACTAGCCAAATCAATTTGTGATGCTATTTATCTGATTGATTCTTATAAGCATTGAGAATATGAGGAAGTGATACGCTATCATCTAATGCTTCAAAGCGTTTTGATAACATCTCAACAAAATCAGCATAGACTGATTGCACTACTCCAGTTACAGCTCGAAAGGGCGGTTTTTTAAGAGTATTTAAAATGAAAAATAAAATCACAGACTTAAACAATCATTTATTTTCCCAGTTAGAAAAACTGCTTGATGAAGACTTAACCGATGAAGAACTTAATCGAGAAATTAAACGTGCCAATGCCGTATCAGGCATTGCGGCAAATATTATCGCAAGCAATGCGATTTCGCTTAAAGCAATGACATTGTTTGAAAATCGTCAAATTGAAAGAGAATCCCCTGATTTTCTAAGAATATCTAAGGCGCAAGGCGATGACCTCTAATGCGGAACGATTTAAATTCACCGATGAACATATTGCGTTTATTCGCTTACATTGGGATAAAAAGCCATCTGATCTAATTAAATTGTTTCAGCAACAGTTTGATTTATTAATAAATCGTAATGTTTTCTATAAATTAAAAAAGAAACACAATATTCCAAGCCTTAAGCATGCTAATCGTTACAGCAAAGAAGAACTTGCGTTCATTAAAGCGAATTGCACGTTAAATGAAAGAATCTTGGCTCAAAAAATGGAAGTTTATTTCAATAAACCATTTAATCCACACGCGTTAAATGTTTTGCGCGTGAAGAGACAATGGCTAACCGGACGAAGCGGTTGATTTGAGAAAGGTGAAAATTTAAAACCGATTGGCTTTGAGCGATATTGTAAAAATGCAAAATGTTGGTTAATAAAAGCAAGCATTAAACGTTATGAACGGAAATCGCATTATCTCTGGCGCAAAGCCGGTAGAAAAATTCCGCGTGGACATATTATTGATTACAAAGACGGCAATTCAAGAAATTGCACCCTTGAAAATCTCGAATTAATTTCACGTGTTGAAATGGCTTGGCGAAAGAAATTACAGTATCACCAACTCAATGATGAAATTAAACCCACCTTTTCCGCCTTTGTAAAACTCAAAGAAGGCATAAATCAACGTAAAAAAGAGAAAGATATGGAAGAAAATCAATCCCCCAATATTGCCACGCAGGAACCGACAACATTTACGTTTGAATTTACCGAACACGAATTGCAAACAATGGCGTGGGCGTGGTTTGCTTTATTGCGTGGCACGGAACTTTGCCAAGTGCTTCACCCCGCATTAAAACAAATTGGTTCGCACTACGCTGCTTCCGTTTATGACATAGCTTACGAATATCGCAGTACTCTCCGTCACGCCCATAACGTATTGACACGCATTACAGAGCAATTTGAATGCGAGCAAGGAAATAACTGGCGCGTATTAAAATATCTTCGCGCCTACGATCCTAAAAAAACGGGTTTTCAATTAGAAATTCTATAAAACAGCAAAAAATCCGACCGCACTTTTGAAAAATCGTGTGGCGGATTATTACACCCAAAATTCAACAAATCGACTAAAAAGGAAACAAAAATGAAAACCGAATTATTCAACGATCACTTCCAAAACTACAAACGCTACCACATCCCAAAAGCGCAGCTAGTCATCGCCGACATTCCCTACAATCTCGGTAATAATGCTTACGCTTCAAACCCTGAATGGTATGTAAACGGCGATAACAAAAACGGCGAAAGCGACAAAGCCAACAGTAGTTTTTTTGATACAGATAAAGATTTCCGCATTGCCGAATTTATGCATTTTTGTTCAAAAATGCTCATCAAAGAACCGAAAGAACGCGGCAAAGCCCCTTGTATGATTGTGTTCTGCGCTTTCCAGCAAATCTCAATGGTGATTGATTACGCCAAGCAGCACGGCTTTAAAAATCACATCCCTTTGGTGTTTATTAAATCATCATCACCACAGGTGCTCAAAGCGAATATGAAAGTCGTCGGCGCAACAGAATATGCCTTGATTTTATACCGCGATAAACTGCCGAAATTTAACAACAACGGCAAAATGATTAAAAACTGGTTCGAATGGGAAAAGGACAACCGCAAGGAAATCCCTAAACTGCACCCGACACAAAAGCCCATTGCCGTGTTAAAACGCCTCATCGAAATCTTTACCGATGAGGGCGATGTAGTGATTGATCCAGTTGCTGGCAGTGCATCCACGCTACGCGCCGCACGAGAGCTTAACCGCCCGTCCTATGGCTTTGAAATCAAAAAAGACAGCTGCAAAATCGCAAAAGAAAAAATGCTTAATATCTAACAAGGAGCCCCAAATGAAACACTCGAAAACCCCATTACGCCAAGAAAAACAAAGCTTCACGCACTTTATGAAAGGCAGTGAAAAATGGCTAAACAGAATCTGCTATTTTCTCGCCGCCTTGATTATTGCCCTGATTGTAGGCGGGATTAGCCTACACGCCAACGCCAACCCCACCGATTGGCACGATAACGAATTAAGCCAACAAATCCAACAAGAAGCCCGATGTGAACTGAAAGGGGGCATATATGAAAACGGCGTATGTTTACCGCCCAATCTTACACTGGCAGCAGAAAAAGAACTGCAGGATTACACCGCACAAAAACAAGCAGAAATTAACCGCACTTGGAGTAAACAATGAAACCTTACGCTGATCACTACGCTCAATTTGATGCGGCTCACCAACGTAAAGTGGATTGGCAAGCAGGCTATGAAATCGCTTTAGATGAAGTCGCCACTGAAATTGACAACGATTTAAAGCAAGGCGACCAAACGCATTATCACGAACTCACGGAAATGTTGTGTGATAACGATAATTTCTGGCTTGCTATTGGTAGCGGTGCAAGTTATGAGCCTTATAGACAAGAGGCGATTAAGAAAATCGCCGAGCGTGAATTAAACGACAGAATGAATGATTATGACCCAGATTAATGGAGGGGCGAGATGACAAACCAAGTCCAACATCAACAAAATAAACAGCCACCTGCGCTTAAAACATTTTTTGAAAGTGCGAATGTGCAAAATAAGATTAAGGAACTTGTTGGCAAAAATGCGGCAACCTTTGCAACAAGTGTCATGCAAATCGCCAATAGCAATGCAATGCTTAAAACAGCAGACCCAATGAGCATTTTTAACGCTGCCTGTATGGCTGCGACACTGAATTTGCCACTACAAAATGGTTTAGGTTTTGCTTACATAGTCCCTTTCAGAAACAACAAAGAAAAGAAAACCGAAGCACAATTCCAAATTGGCTATAAAGGCTTTATCCAATTGGCACAACGTAGCGGGCAATTTAAACGCTTAGTCGCATTGCCTGTGTACAAAAAGCAACTTATCAAAAAAGATTTCATTAATGGTTTTGAGTTCGACTGGGAGCAAGAACCCGAGCAAAACGAAAACCCAATCGGCTATTACGCCTATTTTAAACTGGTAAACGATTTTTCGGCTGAACTCTATATGATTCACGATGACATCGTCAAACACGCTCAACGCTACAGCCAAACATTTAAAAAAGGCTATGGCGTATGGCACGATAACTTCGAGGCAATGGCATTAAAAACCGTCACTAAGTTATTGCTATCAAAACAAGCTCCACTCTCTGTTGAAATGCAGTAAGCCGTATTAGCCGACCAAGCCGTTGTGAAAGATGTAGAAAATCAAGAGTTCAATTACACCGACAATATTCAAGAAGCGGAATTTTTAGCGGTTGTTGATGAAGCCACATTCGAACAATGCAAACAAAGCATTGCCAACGGCGAAACCACCCTGCAAGAACTTTGTGATAGTGGGGCTTATGAGTTTAGCCAAGAGCAGATTGCGGAGTTGGAGGCAATTGAGAATGGAAATGTACCAACTCAAAGCTAGATGCTCTGGCTTGGCTGATTTAATGGTAAAGCCTAAAAGCGGTAATGGAATATCTGCTACAGCAAAAAGTGCGGTAAGAAAGATAGTGAAATATGACCTGTTTGGCTACCAAGATTTTGAGGGGAATAAATACACCGAGAAAGGTATCGCACTAGAAGAACAAGCTATTAAGTTAAGCGGTCGTAAACGTGGATTACCTCTTAAAAAGAACACGGAAAGACGTGAAAACGATTGGATTACAGGCGAGTGCGACATTTATGTGCCAAGTCGAAAATTAATCATAGATACTAAATGTTCTTGGGATATTGGCTCACACCCTTTTTTTGCTGATGAGGCAGAAGAAAAAGCCAAAAAAGCTGGGTATGACGCACAAATGCAAGGCTATATGTGGTTATGGGATTGTGATGAGGCGCAAATTGATTTTGTCCTCCTGCCTACCCCTTATGACCAATTATCAAGCTATGACGACCCAAACAGATACATTGACTTGGTTGAGCAAATCCCCCAAGAAAAGCGTATCACGACGGTCACAATTAAACGTGATGAGAAAGTCATCGAGAAAATCAAAGAACGAGTAGAAATTGCTCAAGAATATTATCAACAACTTATACAGGAGATGCGCTAATGGCACGTAATACCAACACCGTGATATTAGTCGGTCATTTAGGCAGTGACCCAGAAATCCGCCAATTCCAAAATGGTGGGCAAATTGCCACATTTAATCTTGCTATCGGCGATGATTACCGAGATAAACAAGGCAATACAGTTAAACGTACGCATTGGATACCTATTGTGGTGCATGGCAATTCTGCTGATGTAGCAAGACAATATCTGCAAAAAGGCTCAAAAATCTGCGTAACAGGAAAACTAGTACAGGAAAGCTGGCAAGACCAAAACGGCAATAACCGCACCGCACTTAAAGTAGCGACACAATCCTTTGAAATGCTAGACAGCAAGGCAAACAATGAAACACAACAGCCAACCAAAGACAAAGAAAAACCTGACCCATTAAACGCAGCAGCAGAACAAGATGGGTTTAATGATGATATTCCGTTTTGAGTTACACCACAAGCCACTAACCAATAGTGGCTTTTTTTATTGCTCTCAACCCAGCTCGCTTAAGCGAGCTTTTTATTACCCCCAAAAAATAGGAGAAATAGAATGATTAGAAACAGTAGATGGACACCTGAGGTTCCACGCCCAACACTTAATGATGAACATTTATTTGCAGCCTTTTTAAAGGAGTGGGTAGAAAAAGAATACAAAGATGAAGTTAATTCAGACAAAAAGTACTTTGGAGATGAAGAATTTGATATTGAAGATTTTGGCATTTATCAAAGCATTTTAAAAGAGTGGAGCGGCGATAATGAAGACACCGCTGAAAATCTTATTAAATGGCAAGGCTGGGATTATCGCCAAGCCAAAGAATTTGAAGAAAAAAATCTTGAGTATGATTTTGATAAAGAAAATAACCGCCTATCTAAACAATGGGTAACTGACAATGTTTATACATTGCCTTTTTCTGTCGGTAGTCGCGTAAAATGGGGTTTAAAAGAAGGTATTATTATGGAGGATAAAAATAATAATTACCTACCTTTTGGAAAAGTGTGCGTATTAACAGATAAACAGGCAGCAGAAAATAAAAAATGGCAAGATCAAGGAATATCAAGTAGACATGGTGGTTATATTGTTAATTGGGAATCATTGGAATTGATAGAGGAAAAACAATGAACTTACTAAAATCCTTCGCCAGAAAAATCCTCAAAGAGGAACTCGAAAATAATAAATATCATTTTGAAAAATTAGGCAATGAAAATCTTGCCAAATCAAGACGCATTAAAGAGCTTGAAAGCGATAATGACCGCCTAAGAATTAAAGTAGAACAAATCCGACAGGACAATTTAAAACTCCGAGAAAATCGACCGCACTTTAAACATCATAAGAAAAAAGGAGGGAGAAAATGAATGAAATTAACATCAAAATCCCCTTACATAAATTCCAAGATTTAATGATTAGTCACGTCCGATACAGCTTGCCACGACATACTTATATCGTTAGCGAAACTATTCACGATGTTAAAACCTACTGGAGCGTGTTAAGCAGTAACACTCGAGAGGTAATTACGCGCGATATTAATGAGCATCTGAAACGCTGGGCAAGCGACCGAAATAACGCATTCCACAAACTTGACTACGATTCGTGGGAGGAACTATTTGACTGGATAAATGAAAACCGCAGTAGCCCATCAACAACAGCTACAACAGCAAAACCGATTGTGCCTGTGTTGCCTGTGATTAATCCAAAACAGAGGAAAAAATAACCGCACTATGTTTACCTACGGTTCAATCTGTTCAGGGATTGAAGCGGTAAGCGTGGCATGGAAAGGCTTAGGTAAGCCACTTTGGTTTAGCGAAATTGAGCCTTTTCCTTGCGCCGTGCTTGCTTATCATTATCCCAACATCCCAAATCTTGGTGATATGACCACCTTACCCGAAAAAATCTTAAACCGTGAAATTCCTGCGCCTGATGTGCTTGTTGGTGGTACTCCTTGTCAAGCATTTTCTGTCGCTGGTTTGCGAAACTCGTTAGATGACGAGCGCGGAAATCTCACGTTAACTTTAATACACATATTAGAGGCTATTGATTATGTTAGATACCAAGACGGTAAGCAGCCGTGCGTTTTGTTGTGGGAAAACGTTCCGGGTGTACTATCCACAAAAGACAACGCATTCGGACACCTTTTGGCTGGATTGGTTCAAGAGCGTGAGCCACTGCAACCAACAGGGGCTAAATGGTCAAACGCTGGTTATGTGCATTCGTCCCGAACTATCGCGTGGCGAATCCTCGATGCTCAATACTTCGGACTCGCCCAACGACGCAAGCGCGTGTTCCTTGTGGCAAGTGCTAGAGAAAGAAGCGTCGCCCAAATACTTTTTGAGCGCAAAAGCTTGCAAGGGTATTCTCAATCGTGCGGAAAAACGCAACAAGGTTTTACCTGCTACGCTGAGGGAAGCTTTGGAACGTATCGCCAATCCGTATTGGGGGGGCTAGTAAAAGCTAGTGGTGGGGCGCTTGGTGGTGGCTCTGAAACTATTGTAGTACATGGTACGCAAGACCCGATTATTTCAACATCAACTGCCCACTGCCTAGGGCGCAATAATGGGCAGGAAAATGTTTTGTTCGATATTTCAGACCGACGCGATGTTGTGCGCATACAAAAGGACGGCACTACGCCAACACTTACCGCAAGAATGGGGACAGATGGGAATAACATTCCATGCATGAGCATCAACCAAAACATTCGCAAACTTACCCCTTCAGAATGCGAAAAATTACAAGGTTTTCCTCCAGGTTATACGCAAATATCGTATCGAAATAAACCAGCCGAAGATTGCCCGGATAGCCCGCGCTATAAAGCTATCGGCAATAGTATGGCTGTACCGGTTATTAAGTGGATCGGGGAAAGAATGATTAATTATTTAAACAAATAAATCCAATAGGCGTTCCAAGTGAGTGTTTTTTATTTTAAGCAAACAAAGGTGGAAAAAATGACCAAATATTTTTCAGTGGATATATCAAACGATATCCACATTATTAATTTGTGTGAAACATTAGAGCAAGCAAGAGAGACTTGTTTGGCTGGCGCTGTCGAGGCTCACGAATTTGCAGACGACATGGACGAATACGAAAATTATGAGAGTAATGATTTACCGTATGCTGTTTATGGTGTGGTTTTAGGTAAAGCGGAATGCAAGAAAAAAACGTTAACCGAAGAGGAGAAAGATGAGCACTGCTCCGATTTTGATTACGTCCTTGAAAAACCAGAAATTGTAGATTACCAGAAAGATGGCAACTGGATTAAGTATGACTCTTGCCCGCCAAGTGAAGATGGCTTTTTTATCGCATATTGCCCGGAATATGACATACCTGTGAAGGTTGCATTTTACGATGCAGACTTGTGCGGATTTACAGAGTTTACAGATGGTGAAGTAACACACTGGCAACCACTACCACAACCACCGGAGGAATAAATTATGGCTAAATATTTATATCGTTACGCATTGGAAAGTAACAATCCTACAAACAATGATGATGGAAATACATGGGAAGATGAAAGTAGGTGTTTTGATAATGTCGCTTTACATATCGCGAAAGAAAACGCTTATTCCTGGGATATGTTTGAAGAACCGGAACGCGAAGTTATGTATGTATGGAGAGATGGTGATTTTGAGAACAGACTGCGTTTTTTAGCTAAATTTGAAGTTATTCAACGGCTTGATGTGATAGAGCTAGAGGAAGACGACGACCCGAACGATTTTTAAAACCCATTTACAACCCATTAAATCGCCCTATCCTCTTTACAAAAAGATGAATAAGTTAGATGAAGTGGGCTAACTAAAATAAATCATTATAACCGCTCTTATGGGCGGTTTTTTATTGGAGGAAATATGGAACAAACGCTCACTATTCGCGATGTTGCAAAGTGCTTGAACCTTAGCGAAACAACCGTGCGGAAAAATAAATTAAAGTGGGGATTTTTCCAAATGGAAGGGTCTAGAATGTGGCGAGTTTTTAAATCCGATCTTGATCGCAATCGCAAAAAAGCTGAAAATCTCAGCGATCTATATGCGAAGGTCGGTGATACACAGGAGAAACAAAAATGCCGATCCGCAAAAATAAAAATGGCGTGTGGCAAATCGATTTTACCACACCAAGCGGCGAGCGAGTTCGATGCAGTAGTAAAACAACTGACAAAAAATTAGCTCAACATCTCCACGATAAGCTCAAGCACGAAGCATGGCAAGTGGAGCAGCTTAACAAAAAGCCCGAAAAAAACGGTGGAGCAAGCCTTAATTTTATTGCTCAAAGACGCAGAGCATAAAAAAGACAAACTCACCAAAATTCAGCACGCCAAATATTGGCGCGATGAAATCGGGAACAAGCTGCTTAGTTCTTTAACAAGTGAAGATATTCAAAATGCGATTCCTACGCACGTTGTACGCACAGGGAAAATACTTTCCCCAGCAACCCAAAACCGCTATCGTTCGTCCATTATGCGGGCAATCAATCTGGCAAAGCAAGCTGGTTGGATTGATGTCGTGCCTTATATCGCTAAAAATAGCGAACCCAAAAAACGCATCCGCTGGATTACTGAAAAGGAAGCAGAGCGATTATTAGATAGCTTAAATCTTAATTGGATGAAAGATGTCTGCCAGTTCGCCTTATTGACGGGGGCTAGAATGACGGAGATTTTGTCAATGACGTGGGATAAAATTAATTTTGCTAACAAAATGGCAATAGTTACTGGCGATATTGCAAAATCTGGACGTGGACGTTCTCTGCCTTTAAGTGATGACGCAATTAATCTAATCAAAGAAAGGATGAAATATCAAGTGTCTCCCTATGTTTTTCATAGCGGAACAGGGAAACTACGTGATGATATTTCACGAAGGGATTTTAAGCGCGCCTTGCAGCGAGCCAATATTAAGAATTTCCGATTTCATGATTTACGTCACACTTGGGCAAGCTGGCATATCCAACGCGGAACACCGCTAATGGTACTCAAAGAGTTAGGCGGATGGGAAACGATAGAAATGGTTCAGAAGTATGCACACCTAAATGCCGACCATTTATTGTCATACGTGAATCAAGTCAAATTCTCGTCAAACACTCGCCTTGCTAGGTAA